CCTATGTCAAATCCAGATAAAATTATATCTGGTTTAGACTCCTCTATAGCCTCAACTAATCCCATTGTCACACGACCTAAAGCTTTAGTCATTTCGGCACCACTATCTTTATCTACATTATCTTCAAACATTTTCACAGTTTTAAAGACTTCAAATCCACCATCTTTTATTTCGTTAATAGTTTTACCGTAACTATCTAATAAATGTATACCTGTAACAACTAAATCATAATTTAAATCTACATCATCATTTATCATTTCTAATATAGGTTTGAATCTACTAAAATCCGCTCTTCTCTCTGTAACTACAAATACCTTTCTCATTTAAAATCTTTCCATGTTAAATGTTCATCGTTTTTAATATCTTTAGTAGATACCTTTCCAAGTAAACTTTTATAATGTTCAGCTTTTATATCACCTGTTCCTGGTCTTTTAACCCAAATATTATCTTTACTTAATTTTTCACCTTTTGATATATCTTTGATAGAAACAACTGTAGCAAAGGCAAAATCCATTGTAACTTGTTCTTCTTTAAGTTCTAATTTACTACCACCTCTCATTTTAAAAACTTCTTCACTACCTTTTATCAATTCTCCTAATTCCTTTGTGTCCATAGAATTTAATATGTCAGGACCTTCTCTATCTTTTGTATCTATAAAATGTCTTTCTAAAATTGAAGCTCCTAATCCAGTAGCAGCTAGACAAGCATTATTATTTGTCGTGTGGTCTGACAAACCTATGACAGCATTTGGAAAATTATCTTTTAACTCCGCCATAGCTCCAAGTCTTACTAAGTGGAATGGTGTTGGGTATAAGTTAGTGGTGTGTAATAAAGCATATTCAATATTATTGTCCTCTAATATATTGACTGTTTTTCTTACACTTTCTATAGTATTCATACCAGTTGACACTATCATCGGTTTGCCAAAAGAAGCAACATGCTCTATCAATGGATAATTATTGCATTCACCCGAACCAATTTTATAAGCAGAAACTCCCATTCTTTCTAACCTATTAGCCGCGGCTCTTGAAAATGGTGTGCTTATAAAAATAACACCTTTCGATTCAACATAATTTTTTAGTTCTATTTCATCATCTTCAGATAAAGCACAATCACTCATAATATCATATATTGAAATATCTGAATTACCAGGAATAACCTTTTTAGACTCTTTTGACATCTCATCATCGATAACATGAGTTTGATGTTTTATTATTTCCACACCTTGACTACATGCCTCATCAACTAAATGTTTAGCTAAATTTAAATCACCATTATGATTTATACCAATTTCAGCAATTACTAATGGTTTGTAATCAGAACCTATTGACCTATTATTTATTGATATTTTCATTATCAAAAAAATTCCTATTTTTTGTATACCAATCTATCAATTCTGGCATAGTTTCTTTTAAAGATCGTTTTATCCATTAAATCACAAATCATTTTTGTTACTTCCAATACATTATATGATTCATCTGTAGACACATTGTAAATATTTTTATTTTCTCCTTTGTCCATAACAACTTCAACGGCATCTACAAAATCATCTACATTTAAAAAGAACCTAACTTGTTCACCAGAACCATGTATTGGTAATTTTTCATTATTTTGTAACTTTTTAATAAAATAAGGTATCAATTTATCTGGAAATTGCATAGTTCCATATGTATTATTTAATCTAACTACTTTCCAATCTAATCCATAACAATGACCATATGCATGTAAGATAGACTCCCCAGCAGACTTAGTGGACGAGTATGGATTAGTTGGTAGATGCATCGAGTCTTCATATAAAGGTTCTCCAGTTCCTATCACCTCATCTGTACTCAAGTGTAATAATGGAATATTGTTTTTGATACAATATGTGCTCAGATAATGTATCCCAAATATATTTGTGTTAATAAAATCAGTTGGTCTTTCGAAAGATTCATCAACATGAGTTTCAGCAGCTGAATTTATTACTAAGTCAAAATCAAACAAAAAGTCATTATATATTTTTGAATTTTGTATCTTACCTTCTATCACTAAAATATTCTCATCCAATCTATTTAGACAAGAGGTGTGTCCTAAAGAATCTAAAACAACCACTTCATGATTGTCTTTAAACCTATTTACCATATGTGAGCCAATGAATCCGACACCACCAGTTATTAATATTTTCATTAACTCTCCTCTACATCATTTAAATTTTTAAAAATATTATACCAATGTAAACATAGTTTATCATAGTCATATCCATCTATAAATTTCTTTCTAATATTTTCATTTATCTCAATATTCAGTTCATCAAAATTTGATAAAATGTAATCAATTTTTTCTTCTAAATCAGACCAATCGTATTTTACATCAATATATGTTTGACCGGCTTCATATATGTCTGGTATAGTTTTAACTAAATCATGATTAGGTTTTATCATTATAGTCCCATACTGCATACATTCAAAATCTCTAAAACAGATTTCACCCATACCAAATGGTGAAAAAGATATTTTAGAATTCATTAAATTTTTAATATATTCCTCAAATGGTAACCTATCATAAATCATATTATATTTTGATTTTAAAGGTTCTAATATATTCCATAAACCATTTCTATGAGATGTGTAAAGATGATCATTTCTACTTTTATGGTCTTCATTGTAATTATGCTTACCTTGAAAAATAGCACATACATCGGTAGTTTTATTTTGTTTTATTGGTTGAAAATTTCTATAATTTTGCACAAGTTGTCCTACATTCCAACCTGTAAATTTTATTCTATTCCACAAGTCATCGGAAATATTATATGATAAATCTAAATCACTACCACTACCCCAAAACCATTTATTGTGAGCATAAGGAACTTTATAAGCATCTTGCGATGGCAACATTTGGTTTTTAAACAAGTAAATAGCATCACTTTTTTCAAAAACTTCATAACCACCCATTAGTGATGTGGAATCTGAACCCTCAAATAAAAAGTAATCACCAGTTACTTTTGATAAATTTTCAAGTCCATAGTCAATACTATCTTGTAATGTTTTTTTCTTATCAATAAAATCATGCATTCCAATAAATAGATAATCAAAATCATTAGAATTAGTGAATTCAATACTATAGTCCCTCAACATATTTTGAATAAAAAGAAATGGCCTAAATGTTGGTTCATTTCTACCAAGTGCGTAGTTTTGTATTTTTATTTTAATCATCTAAAGAAAAATTCTCATTTATAAATTCTTTTACCTTAACCCAACCTTGCCTTGGATATTTACTGTAAACTTCTTTATCACCAAGTTTTATTGCTTCTCTTAACACTTGTTTAACTAATTGAACACTCGTATCATTTCCGTGCCCTTCATATGATAATTCTATACCTTGTTTATTTTTATATTTCATCTCAATATCTCACTATATTTTTGATTTTGTTTCATTTGTCTATCTATTGTTTTTGGATGAATGATAGAATACTTTTGCTCCATTGGTAGATGAGCATAAGTCTGAAATCCTGTAAGTAGTTCGTGAACTGGTCTTTCCCAACGAATATTTGGTCGGTTACGAAATATCCTACCTTGCCAATCAGGATAATTTATCCAACCTTTTTCATTTACAGACCAACCCCAACCTCTGACATGTTGCTCTGTTATACCATCCACAGTATTTATTCTTGGTAAAAATACTAAATCTACTTCATTACCTTCAAGTATCTCGTGAATGTCTTTCATAAACCAATGTGTTACTAACTCATCAGCATCTAAATTAAAACTATAATCACCAGAACACATACCTTTTAGATAATTTTTTTGAGTAGCAAAATCACCAACTAAATTTCTTTGTTCAAAAACAATGTTTTCAGTTGACACATAAAAATCTAATATAGTTTTTGTTTTTTCATCATCTGAATAATCGTCAAGAATAACAATCTCATCTTGAGGTTGTTTATGTGTCACTAAAAATTTTAGTAATTTTTCAAGAGTATCGGTTTCATTGTGAACTAATATCGAATAACTAATTTTCATCTTATAAATTCTGTGTTTATTTGTGTAACTTTTAGTGATGTCAACTTAGTAAACTTATAAGATCGGTATGCTTCTTTAAAGTATTTATCAGATGATATGATATCACTATAAAACCTCTTAGTAGACATAGCAGACCTTTTCTTTGGATTAGAAATTTGTATTCGA